TCCGGCCGATGATCTCGTCGTCGTTCAAAATACGAATTTCCCCGCCATCGATAGTGATGCGGGACCCCGCGTAGCGACCGAAAATAATCCAGTCGCCTTCCTGGCACCACGGGCCAAGTGGGAACTTAGACTCGTCTTTGTATGCCAGCTCGCCCACACGAAGCACATAGCCCACTGTGGTAGCAAGCTGCGTCTTTTTCTGGGTCTCTTCGGCCAGGACGATGCCGCCCTTGGTCTTTTGGGGTCCTCTGTAGGGCAGGATGGCAATACGCCAGCCCACCGGGACAGGGATGCGATCGCGGACAGGCTCAGAGAGCTGTTCCGGATCAAAATTTCCCTCCTCATCGTAAGCATCCGTGAGGTTGGGGCCTCGTGCGGCTTTCGCCTCGGCCTCTTCCTTCCACTTCTGCTCCAATGCAGTCAGGGGTTTTTCTTCGACAACGTCGGTCATGCTGGATCTCCTTTCTGGTTAAAGATCTTCATCGGGTGCCCGCTTATTCAAAAGCTCTTTGACGGACATCTCGACCATTTTCAAACCTTCAAGGCGACCCATCATGAAACGATAGCGTTCCATGTCCGAGATCGTGCCGTTGAGCACAATCGTCTCGGAGTCAGCGATCAGCTTTCTAATTTCTTTCAGGACTGCATCTGCAAATTCGAGCATGGTCGATTTCCCATGAAAAGCAGACAGTGTTTAAGGGCCACTGTCTGAACGCCCTCTTCTCAATAAATCTTAACCGGATTATTGCCGTCCCTCTTTTTGACGACCATCGTAGGCCCAGGAACGCCCTTGGGCTTGCTCAGTGTCATACCGCCCTTGGCCTTCTTCACAGGCTCCTTGCGCGATTTGCCTGCAGTGGAAAGAGCAATTGCGACAGCCTGCTTTACAGCGGCCTTTTTGCTCTTTGGCTTGCTGGTCCCGATGGAACCCTTTTCTTTGTACGCGCCCACCATCTCGCTGATATTTGAGCTGATGGTCTTTTGGCTAGAACCTTTTTTCAATGGCATCACTGTCTCCTTGCGTTGATCTGTTGGATTTGGTTGCTGCGGGCCTGCTGCACGGCCATCATGTTGGCGCGTTCACGTGCGACATTCGCACGTAAGTCCGCGATGTTCTCTTGTGACTGGATGCGTTGCTGGTTGATCGCAGTGTTCTGCTGCATCTTCGCGGCATCAAGCTGTAGACGCTCACGAGCAATCTGCTGGTCGGCCTGGTCGGCTGCCGCACGCTGTTGAATCTCAGCTTCCTTGAGCGCCACGATCGGATCAGGGCCACCGCCGCCAGCGAGCTGGTTCTGCATGTCACGCACTTGCTGCATGTATTCGGCAATCTTCAGAGCAATCATGCCTTCGCGCTGAATGGCTGAGACCATGCGGTCTGGATCGCTGCCGTATTGCTTGAACAGCTCGGCTTCCACGTCCTCTTCGGCCTTCAGGCGCACATGCTCCAGAATGTGTTTCTGCAATGCCAGGATGGATTGCGGCATCGACTGCAGGATGGGCGACATGCCCATGACCAGGTGCGAGAAGATGTGTGCATCGTGCTGTTGGCCAGCAAAGGCCTTCAGCTCCATCATGTCCAGCAGATCAGAGTTCTCCTGTGCAGGGTCCTTCGGAATGTTGGTGTGCTGCGGACGCAGAATACCGTCGATGTCACGCACGTTCATGGCCGCATACACGCGGTAGTAGGCCTCGTACATGTTGTGCATCTGCGGCGCGCTCTGCGCGATCTGCAACTGCGTCTGTGCCAGCATGATTCGCTGTGCAGCAGAGAAGATGTTGGGATCTGCGACCGGCAGCACTGCCACCATGTCGTCAAAGTCCTTGCGCTTGATGCTGCGGCTTGCGCCAGGCACGTCGTACGGGTACTCGTCAGGCAAGTACTCGCCAAAGCCACGTGCCAACATTTCAAACTCAAGCTTCTGGGCGTAATGCAGGCGCTTGTGGATAGCCGACATGACCATGGAGCCGCGTTCGAGCAGCGCAATCGTCGTTCCGACAGCCGCTTGCTGATTTCCGTCGCCAACTTGCATGTCTGCAATGCTGGCCAAGCGGCGACCAGCGTCAACGCAGAAGCCAAGTAGCGCCATCAGCGTCTGGCTGGGCTCTTTGTACGGCAAAGGCAACAACGAGGCCTGCAGTTCCGCGCCACCGGCGTCCATGTCGCGCCATTCGCCCGGTTGCAGCGGTTTATCGTCGTCCGAAATGCGTGCGCCCTTGGCTTTGAAGCCTGAAGGCAGGTTTGCGAGCGTTCCAGCGTCGATAAGCTGGCGCAAAGAGCTGGTTGCGGACTTCGTGAGGCCACCAATCAGGTGAACAAAGCCCAATCCGTACGCGCCAGGGCCCTCGACAAGCACGTAATGGACAAAATACTCGATTCGAGTCTTCAGGTCGTCGTCTTCGCTCCAGTTTCTACGAATTCCGACCAAGCGACCAGTGCTTTCCTCGATCGTAACCACGTACGGACGCTTGATTCCGGTAGTTTCACCGTCTTCGTCCTTGTCTTCAAAGCCCTCCAGGTCCAAATCGACGTGGAATTCGAGCAAAAAGATCTCGTCGGTGTGCGTTGTAGGCGCTTGACCCGTAATTTTGTCGATCTTGGCCTGGATATCACTCGGTTGATCAGGTGCCGGTTCCGGTTCAATCGTGTAATCGAGGTATTCGCCCGCCCAAACACGCTTGCGATAGTCGTTTTCGTACATCGGGATGCGGTGAGTGATGCGAGGGCACTCGCTCATCACGCTCGAACCGCCGTACGGGATGTACAAATCGTCGGCAAGGACCAGTTTTGACACCATTCGACCCAAAGTCGCGTCGAAATAGGTCTTCTTGAACACCGAACCACCATAGCCCAGGAAGAAAAGTGCCTGGTCCATCTCCGGTGTGAACTCCTTCATCACCGTGGTGATCTGGTAGTTCATGAAATCTTGCACGCGAGAGGCCTGCTGGGCCTTCTCCAAGGTCTCTTTACCAATGATCTGCGTGCGAACAGGGCCACCAGCAGGCATCAGCTCCTTGAATGCCTGCGCCTGGAACTGCACAATGGCCTCAGTGAGCATCGGATGCACCGCACCAGAGGCCCCACGGAAGGGCTGTGTGCGCTCTTCCAGCTTGAATCCAAGCAGATCCAAGCCCTTGGCATACATTGTCTCCCAATCGGCCCTGGAGGCCTTGTCTGCCTCAAACAGATCCAGCAGGTCTAGTGAAATGCGATTACGAACATCAGGGTCTACGACCTCTGCCATGTTGTCGTAAAAGCCAACATCAGACTCCTCGTCCTCTCCAATCTCGACCGTGGCGCTGCCATCGTCTTCCAAGACGACTTCGATCTCCGGCATGCCCTCCTGTTCGATCTCAATTGACGTTGTAGGCGCTGAGTTGACTGCTTTATCTATGGACATGGTTATCGCCTCTTACTCGATTTTTTGATGAAGTCGGCGACTACTTCTCCGCCGTCCTTAAATTTTTTCTTGGTGTATGCTCCCCTGGCCGTGTTCGACGTGTCATAGACCACGTACGACCGACCACCACTCACGCCACCAGGTGTGAACTCCGCGCCCTGGAACCCCATCAGCTTGAAAACGCCAGGAAGCATGGTCTTCGGAATTTGCGCCTTACGAACCTGCTCGTAAATATATTCCCCGCTGACTGTGGGCCCTTCTACGTTCTCCACTTTCGTGCTGAACTTGCGCAACTTGTCCAAGACTTCACGCGGGTACTGACGATCGTGCATCAGAATCCGGTCACGCATCAGGTCAACCGGATACACCGCAGGAGCGGCTTCATTCTCCGGCACCGACTTGCCCACTCGCTTTGTGGCAGAACGGCTGGCATACTCCGCGTCATCCGTCAGATACAGGCCTTGGCCCATGTCTGCAGTTCTTGCCCCACGATTGACGTCATATGGACCAACAATCTCGCGTGTGTGCCCTGTGTAGGCCCGAATCATCGGCGCTTCTGTCGCTCCTTTGGCGGCTTCGCCAAAAGGCAACGCGAGCTGCTTCTCCAACGTCTTCCCGGCTCCACGCGTCATCGCAGCCATCGCGGCGGCTGCCGACCCTTTTACAGCGCCAGCAGGATTCAACGACGAACTGATCAGCTCGGCCGTCTCATTGGCAACACCCTTCTGCGGTGGAGGCAACAGGCCACGCTTAGTCAAATACTCCGTCGACATCACCAC